CCTGTTTGACTTAGAGGACAATTTGCGTAGCGCGTTAGCAATCTTTAGATACTCAAATGGGTGGCGTGCATGGTCACTTTAAAACACCTGTTTTTGGCAACCGTCTTGACGGCGTACACCTACCTGATAATGTCAGTCACCAACAAACGAAAGGCAAGAGATGACCGAGAACATCGACCCAAGAACTGACCCACAATTTCAGGCGCTTAAACACGTCATGGAACAGATCACACAAAACAAAGTGCCGATACGTCAGCCGTGGGAGTTGGCAGCGCGTAGCACGTTGCGAGCAATCCAACACGAGATTGACGACCGCAACGTACTTGACGACGCTGAACTAATTGACGTACTAAACCAAACACGTATTGAGATTAAATATTTGTTGAGCATCATCACCGATCTTGACGAGCGCGTCAAAGAACGTGACGCAGAGGTCAGCCGACTTGAAAGGTGGGCGCACCGTGCTAACTAAACACGAACGTCACCGTATGCGTGTCGCAATGGTTGAGAGCCAAGCCAGCGCAAACGCTAAATGGACACCGCAACAACAAATGCAGGTGGATAGCGCGATACGCAAAATGGCGCGCATGTTGCCACGCTTTACAGCCGACCAAGTTTGGTACGAGTTAGGCGCGTCATTCCCCGTTACTAAAGGAATGACTGCTCGACTACTGGTTGCGCAACGTAACGGCGTAATTAAAAACACGGGCGAGATTACGTTCGCTGAGCGTGGCGGCGAACACGATCACGCGCAACGCCTAACAATATGGCAATCACTATGACCGGGTTTATGGACAACTACGTTGACGTAGCGACACGTTTAAAAATGGCGTTTGAACGTTGGCCTGAATTACGCATACAAGAAACACATCGCGAAGTAATTGAGATGCCTGACAAAAGTTGTTTTATTAGATGCGTTGTAACTATTTGGCGTAGCCCTGAAGACTTAATACCAGTTATTGCGTCAGCGTGTGAGATATATCCCGGCAAAACATCGTTTACTAAGTCAAGTGAGAGCGAAGTAGGGTACACGAGCGCCATTGGCCGTGGGCTCGCCATGATGGGGATTGGGGCTAACAAGTCAATAGCGTCGCGCGACGAGGTGCAAGCAGCGCAATCAAGGCAACCTACAGGCCGTCTAGCGCCAGTCGTACCGATGCACGACGTAGAGATGCCATTTCCCGACGCACCTGTACAGGAGTATGCAACGCCTAAGCAGTTAGGCATGATGCGTGCGTTGGCCAACGGGCAGAACATTGCTCAAGACAAACTTAAAGAGTATTGCAGTAATGTGCTTGGCCGTCAGATAAACACAACAGGCGATCTAACTAAACGTGACGTGAGTCGAGTGATTGACGCGCTAAAACTAGGTGAGCCACAATGACCGACGTTGAGCAACTTAAGCAGATAATGCAGGCGTTGAGCATGGTGCAGTCCATGACCGATTTCTTAGGCAAAGATGATGTAGAACAGCATTTGCGTTGGGCAGCCAAAAATTACGCCGAACGCATTTACATGCAAAGCATTTTAAACAATTAAATAACGGGCATGACCTAAGCCAGTTGCATGGCGGTTGGTAACACACGGCAACGTGGGTAGATGACACGCGTGGTAACACGTGGTCAGGCAAATGCGCTAAAGAGTTAGGGTGTCGAGTGAAGGCAGACGACGGGGGGCTTAGCGCACTAGGTCTTACACACAACATAGATTGACATACCACAAACAAACAACAGACATAAGGTTGACAACATGGTTAGCGTAAACAAACTGAGAGCAAGTCGCTTGCGACGCGCTAGTGCATTATGAGCAGAGCGCACGATCACGCTGACTACCAGCGCAACCGACCCGTCGTACTACGCGAACAGCCAACTTGCACCGTCTGCAATCGGCAACCCTCGACACAGGTTGATCACATCATTCCCGTTGATGCAGGTGGCGGCCATGAATTAGAAAATTTACGTGGCATATGTTTTAAGTGCAATAACATTCTCGGGCATCGCTACGTCACACAACGAAACGAAATGCGACAGACCATTCGAGCAGAAGCAATGAGACAAAACGGAATACGAGAAACACACAAACCGTTTTTTACTGAGAAAAAATTATTCACCCCGACCCAACTCAGGATTATCTCAGATGACCCTAACCAGCCTGAACTGGCGGTAACTGGCCGAGATCAGCCTCGACTGGAAACTGTGTGGCCTGATGCGTCGGGTTCGTTTGGGTCTGAGGTGGGGGGCTGGGCTTTACAGCATCTTGGCATGGAGTTGATGCCTTGGCAGCAAAGAGTTTTAGACGGTCAGTTGTTGTTTGACGGCAACGGGGATTTTTTGCATCGTATGTCTATGGTCAGCACGGCGCGTCAAAACGGTAAGACGGTTGCGTTGACGGCGCTTGTTGGCTGGTGGTTGACTGAGATGCCTAAGCACCGGGGGCTACCGCAAACCGTGCTATCTACCGCGCACCGTCTTGACTTGGCAGTCATGTTGTATGACAAACTTGCCGACATTCTTGAGTTGCGGTTTGGTGCAAAACTTATGCGGTCTTACGGCCGTAATCAGGTCACTATGCCTGACGGGTCTAAATGGTTTATTCGTGCAGCCAACTCGAGTGTTGGTCACGGTATGTCGTGCGATTTGATCGTGGCTGACGAGATTTGGGATATTGGCTCAACGGTTATTGACGGCGGTTTACTGCCAGCGCAGCGCGCTCGACGTTCGCCGTTGTTGTCGGCGTGGTCAACGGCAGGCACAGAGGCAAGTACCGCAATGCAACGTTGGCGAGAGCAGGGGTTGCGATCTATTGACCGTGCTGAGCCGTCAAGTCTGTATTTTGCGGAGTGGTCGCCGCCGCCTGACATATCGCCTATGGACAGTCGCGCATGGGGTTGGGCTAACCCAGCGCTAGGCAAAACGCTTACCCTAAAAACGATTGAAGCTGAGAGCGAGAACCCTGACCGCGCATCATTCTTGCGCGCGTCATGCAACCTTTGGGTCGCGTCAGATAAGTCGTGGATTGCACCGGGTTTGTGGCCTGAGTTGGAATACACAGACCCGATGCCCGACGGTGGCACAGTTGCCATAGAAACGTCGCTGACCGACGACCGCTACTTTGCTACTCGAGCCGTCGTGCTTGACGATCGGCGCACCGTCGTAACAGTTGAATTTGTCTGCGACACATACGACGAAATGTTGCAACACGTCGAGCGTTTAGCCAAAAACACAACAATCAAATTTGCTATTAGCCCGTCAATAGATATTCATTGGCCGTTGGCGCTTGAGCGTCGGCGTGCGATCGTCGGCTATGGCGAGATACTTAAATTTACGCCGCGCATCAAGTCAATGATCCACGAAAAACTACTTTGGCATACAGGCGAAAACATGCTTGCCGAACACGTACAACGCGCCGTCGCAGTACGCAGTCAAAACAGCATCGCACTATCTAGCCAACGATCACCCGGGCCGATCGAGTTAGCACGCTGTTTAGTTTGGTGCGCCGCACTTGCCAGCCGACCTACAGCGACAGGTAAACCTATGATCGTTGTCGCTAATCGCTAGTATGCAAAACGGGTGGCCGTCGTTTACCTATGCTTTCTCGGTTACGTTTGCGGCGGTCACCTATACACAACGCGCAAATGGTTTGGTGGCATACTTAGGCAATGGCAATCTTTAACAGGTCAATAAAAAAAGCGGCTATTTCACCGCAGCCAACTAAAGCAGCCGCAGCCGGTGGCACGTTTTATCAAAACAACAACGCTGGCGCACAACTTGTCGGTCAATATTATTCGTACGTTGAGGGCACGGCACGTAATCGTGCAATGAGTGTGCCAACGATTAGTCGAGCGCGCGATCTTATGGCCAGCGTTATCGGTTGCATGAATTTAAAAATGTACACAGAAATGTGGAACGGTCAAGAAATAGAAAAGATGCCGTTAGCGCCGCGCACATGGTTGCGACGCATAGACCCAACCCTGCCAAATAATTTTATTATGTCATGGACATTTGACGATCTTTTCTTTTTTG